GACGTGCCAGAAGGTATTGTAACGATATTTTTAAACGCATTTGCCATTTTATTCCATAAACCAAACTACTGAACGGGAATCATCTTGTCCTTCTATAACTTCAGGCATTTCCTTAGAAGTTAAAGCCATTTCAATATCTCTTAATATTCTTTGCCACGCAATAGAGTCATAAGGCTCTGGTGCATCCGCAAAACTACTGTTTAATAAACGTGCCATTATATACCCTTTATTCTAATTTTTGTTTTTCCACGAATAGCTTCACCGTCTACTGGGCAATTCATTCCACCATGTTTATAATTTTTTTTCCATTTCTTATAAACTTTAGGCTCATTAATCTTTAAATACGTTTCTTGTTTCTTTGATTTAAAAGGCATTAGCGTCTCCCATCTGGTCGTATGTCTAATCGTAAGTCACCTAGTGTCCATGCTACATCGGTTGTTGTGCTTTGTACACGAATAACTGCTTGACGTGAACGGGCTCGTACAAAGTTTTGATCTGTTGAAGATGTAACAGCATTAGTTGAATTTGTGGATAACGAACTTCCAGGAAAATTACGAGTTTTAACAACATAATCTACTGTAGCTCCTGTTCCTGTTAAATCTACGTCAGGGATAAGTCTGTTAATAAACATAAACTCATTGCCATCACCTAAATCAAAATCAGCAGATTGAATATAGGAATTCATTGCTTCTCCATCGGCATCTGTTCCGGTTTCTTGAATATAAATATATTCATTACCACCCGCAGATCCTGCTGCTCTTGGATTATCATGAATACTGTAATCTACCCAAGCAGTACGCACCATACTTCCTATATCCCAGGTGCCTTCTGTATAATTATATTTAGCGTAACGATCTATTTCTGTAGATCCTGAAGATACATAAAACCAAAACACTTCGTCAAACATACGATTAGAAGCTGCAAAAAACTTAAAGCTTTGATTAAGATTAATATCATCAAACACATAACGTAATACTGTGCACGGTATTATTTCTATTCGGCCTGTGTAAGCATAGAAGTTTTCTCTGTCCATCCAGAACACACGATCGCCTACAGTAGTAACCGCATTAGGACCTACTATAGATACATTACTTGCTAGTAATGTAAAACCAAATGTTAAAGGCGGTCCTACAAATCGCATAGCGTGTAAGTTTGCATCTGTCCAAATTAATATTTCTTGTCTGGTTTTTTGTGCCGATATAATTTCAGAACCAGAAGATATACGTTGTGCACCGGATGTATTAGTAGCCGTTGGTGTCCAATCAAATGGTGCTTCTTGAGAAGACCATCGTACCAGTAATAAATCTTGATTAGTTTCGTTTTGAGCATTACAAGCAAAAGCTATTAAATGTCTGTCCGCACCGGAAACCATTATACGTCGTGTTATAGTAGGACAATCTGACGCACCAGATTGGGATGCTAAATCTGTAGCACGAGCAGTTAATCCTAATGTCTTATCCCAATAATAAGGTGTACCATCGTACACACTAAAAGCTAAATCTTCACCCCAATTGTCTTGTGACCACAATCTAATATTTTGACCTGTAGAGGCTGTCGTAGTTGCAGGACTTCCCCATCCTACAAAATCATTAGCTTCTTTTACAACTACACCACCGCTATGAGAAACATTACTTGTTCCTCTTGCACTTCTTACAACTCCTGCATCTAGTGTGTTTCCTGTCTTTCCAGTATATAAAATTAATTCATCTTCTATATTAATAAGACCTACAAAAGTAACCGTATCTCCACTTGTATGCCCTGCTATACTAGAACCATCAGAGTTTCTTGTTAAATCAGATAAAGTGTTAGAATTTTTTGTACCATAACGAATATACTCACTGTTTATTTTTATAGTGCCTTTATCAGGAAAACTTGTGGCACTTGTTAAAACAATTGAAGAACTAAAAACTGTAATATCGCCATTAAGTGTAGTAGAAGCTTCTTCAAAATCTGTAGCACTTGTTAAAGGAATAGAAGTAGCAGAATCAGAAATACCAGAGGCTAAAGTAGTAGCCGAATAACTTGAAACAACTCCGCCCCAAAACCCTGCTCCAAATCCTGTTCCTGACACCACAGTATTTAGACCGGTATTAATCTGATATTCCGCAGTAACAGAAGAACCACCACCATTTGTAGAACCACTACTTGCTGTTCCGCCTGTGTCTACTTTATAAGTGTTTGCATCTATAACCTGGGTAATTTGTTGTTCTTTATTTAAATCTGATGTTGTTAAACCATCAAAAGCTGTTGCTCCACTAAAAGTTACAAAATCATTAACCACCGCACCATGTCCGGCATCTGTAACTGTAATAATACCATTTCCTGCTGTACTTAAAAAAGGATTAGTTCCTAATGTTACGGTTTTACGAACAGGAGTAATATCATTATAACCACCACCTTGTTCTATATAAAATTTAAACTCAGTACCTAAACCCATAAATTGAGAGTTATCTAATGCTGCCCATACATGCAAAGAACGGCCTGTTCCTTGAAAAGCTGTACTGCTTAAACGAGACCATCCGCCCATTTTCTCTGGGCGACCTTTACGAAATCGAATAAGATCAGAATCATACCAACCGTTTTCACTACCATACGAAGTAGTTTCTCGATTAACGCCTGGCTTAAATACTATACGCGCTAAAGGCACTGTTAACTCCCTACATTAATTTTTCTAGGGCGACCTCTTTTGCGTTTAGGAGCCACCGTAGGAGCACACTGACATCGCGCTCCAAATACTTTTTCAAATAGCTTTTTAAACCAAGCCATTACTTATCTCCTATAACTTTTTACATTTGCATCTGTAGTCCAACGATTTACTCTTGCAACAACATCTACAACTTGCTTACCATCTACTTCTTTATAGGTATCAGTATGCAATGCAATAAAAGCGTTCATATCACTAGCACCATCAATAGCATCACATATTGCCTTATGGTCGGTTCTTATTGCTGCCATATATGTAACCACATCTGAAGGAATTGCCGTATCAGCAGTAACTTTGCGTTGTATTAACCAATCAAACCCTTGTAACAATCCATTAGCTTGTGTAGTTGCTTTGTTTTTTGCTAAAGTTTTTAATCCATAATTAATAGTTTTAGAACCATCTTCATTTAAAAGTTGATTGCCATCTTCATCTTTAGCATCTTCATCATCTAGTTTTCTATCGGCTGCTTTTGTTATTGTTTCAACTACTTTATTCCCATCAACAGCATAAGTAGGGTTATTAGAAATATAATATTTATTATTTAATTCTGCTGCTGCTGTAACAGGATATATTTTTATTGCTAATTTTTCAGAATCAGACATAGCATTTAATTCTGCTTTATCGTAATTCCTATTGTTTATGGTAATTCTCGAAGGAAACTCTCCATAAACATTTGTTACTTTATTTGAATCGTCTACTAATGCCCACATTATTCTTCTCCTTTGTTAATCACCGAGCTACTGCGTATTTAAATGGATTATGTGCCATTGCTAAGTATATATAAGTTCCACTAGAGTTCCAATTTTGTGAATTTCTTAATTTAAAACCATTGCTTAACAGGTCTACATAATCACTTGAACCACTTTCTTCTGCTCCATGATCATTAGCTAGTAATGATTTATCTGCTACATTATCTGGATCTCTAGCATTATCCATTATTCTCCAATTACCAAAACTTGAACTATCTTCTCTTTTACACATAATCCATGCAGGTCTGAATCCTGTATAAACAAATGAACCATCTGCATTACCATTGCCAACGTATGATCCTGATTTACAATAACCTTCTATATCTGCAAAACAATAAGCAAGATAAGTTCTACCACTATGATTTACATTATTAGCATCACCTAGATACACAAGACTGCTTGATGGAGTTGTGTCTGCCCATATAGTGGAATCTCCAAAAGCATTAGCGTTATCCATATAAGCATATTTTTCATTACCTGCACCTTTAGCATATACTGTCCAATTATTAGCACCATTACGTTGTTTAACCACAACAAAAGTTGGAGCAGCACTTAATCCATGTCCTATAGTTTTAGTTCCACCTGCACCACTATAAGTAGAAATAGAAAATGCACCACTAGGATCAACTTGTTGTGTTACACTTATTGAACCTGTAGAATTTGTGCTAGTTGTTCCCCCATTGGCACGCCACGACCACGAAGCATAAGTATTACTATTGCCATTAAAATTAGCATCATAAGAAGCCAATCCTCCTGCTAAAGAAAAACCATCACTATCAAATGATGTTAAGTTTGCACTTGTTACTTCAGAATCATCATTTTGAGAAAACATTATTTTATTTGTACCTCTGCTTGAATCTACTAATGGACCATTTGAAGCTGTGTTTCTTATTTTTATCCATGTAAGATCAGGTTGAAAACCAAGTCCAGTTATATTATTTGTACTACCATTACCTGTATATGTTTTAGCACCAAACAATTTCTGTGGATAATTGTCATCAGTTTCACTAGGATTTATTGCATCTGCTATTGGAAGGTTACCTGTACATATTGCTTTAGCAGAAGCACCATCATTATAATAAAAACTGCCATAGCCATTAACATCACTATTTCCACCACCTGAACCTGTACCAAAAGTACCTTCTTGTCCAAAATTAAACCAGAAACCATTACCAGTACTACTACCTCTATCAGACATAGGTGTATAATTAATGCCTGTACCAGTTAAATTAAATGCACTTCCTTGTGCAGCACCATTTTTATAAAACTGTATAGTATTAGTAGCAGACTCTAAATCTACTAACACACCTATTATATCATCTGTTGAAAAAGTTGCACCTGTAGCTGTTGAACTAGAACCATAATAAATTGAACCATTATGTGCATATAGATATGTATTAAAACTTGCACTACCAGCTATAGAAGAATTTGTATTAGCACTATTTGTATAACCATTTTCTTCTATAATACCTATCCAATTATTACCAGAACCCGTACACTTTCCTTCAAAATACCATTTATGACCAGTTACTAAAGACATAGTTCCAAGAGCAGTACAACCACCACCAGTACTGACTACTTTAAGATTGCCTTCACTAAATGTATTATTACTTCCACTATTTAAAGGATTCATAGTACAATAATTACCACCATTAGAACTACCAAAGGTTGGAGTATCTAGCATTTGATCGTGTGTTGCTAAATTTGTAGCCGTTAAGTCATTATTATTTCCAGAAAAATCTTCTCCGAAATCACTACTGTTTGTAAATTTGAGATAATAACCATTGTTACCAAAAGTTAATCCACTTGGATCTTTAGGAATCCAAACTCCATTTTTCGTTTCTCCGAACTCAGTTGGAGCATAACTTTGTCCATCACAAAGTATTACGTCTGCTAGTTGAACATCAACACCTTCAGAACCCGTACCT